TATCTAAGTAGCGAAATCACTTTTGATTTCGAAATAGATGACCACACTATTAGATACATGTTTGATGAAGGTAATTATTCCTGTGATTGCAACAAGTCAGCTTTCTTGTGCCAAGCAGGTTTACTTGATATTGAGTACCCTTGTGGTGAAACAATTGATCTCATCAACCTTGAAATCAGGGAAGCAGATACCGATGAATAATTTAAAACACATCAAAATCGAACCTCTATCAGATGAACACGACTGCGAAGCCTGTGGCACTTCCTGGGCCACTGGCTATGAAGTAACATTTCCTGACAGTTATGTTCTCTTTCTTGATCCTAGCGCTCATTGCTTCGGAGGTAAAGATTGGTCAGAAGCTGAACTTATGGAAGAAATCCTGAAGCATTTGGGTTACACTACGGTTGATCCTGATACCTCTGAAGGTATTGGTGATCCTGACGAATACACAACGGAGTAAAGCATGAACCAACAAAGTCAAGTAGAATTATTCTGGGACAAGATTAAGTTGCACTTTGGAGATACCCGAAGTTGGAATGAATTGAACCCCGTAGAGCAGCATACCTTTATTCAAGGTATCAATTGCATCTTGAGTGTATTCAACAAAGGAAACTAACATGAACTCAAACGAACTAGAACTTGAGGATAAGATTGTCATCCAAGAAATGCAATGGCATATTGATAACGCAATGCAAAAAGATTCGGATGATTTCAGTCAGTACGGACAAGATATGCTTCAGGCTATGGTGAAGGTATTTTGCTTCTATACCCTGCGGGAACAGCAAGAAGATTTGTTTAAGAAGTATCCTTAACTGTAACAATTCAGGGGTTAAGTAGGTAAAGATTTTTCAAATTCAATTGCTAATAATAGATCATCGAATCTTCTGGTAAACTCTTTACCTGATAACCAATCTCTCCACCTGACCATGTACAGTGTACCTTTGATTCTTTCCCTTTTAGATATTCTGTTGTACCCTGTGGAATTTATTTTCCTGAGATTAGTCTTGTCTGTACGTCTTGAATTGAGACTATTAGTGGTGCAGACTAGGTTTTCAATTTTATTGTTTTGACGATTAAAGTCCAAATGGTCAATTGAATCCGTTTCTTTAATACTTCCATTTAAGAGAAGATAAACAACCCTGTGTGCTCTGTAAAGTTTACCACCAAGACCAACATGCCAGTAACCTTCTACACTCAAACTACCTACCATATCACCAATATTTTTAACTACAATTTTACCAGATTTCCCTCTTACAACTTGTCTTTTCCATCGCAAGCCGGAAGGTGATTCAGGGTCATAGTAGAAGTTTTCACTTAAGTGGTTGAAGTCTAGAGGGATTTTGGAAGATATTTGTTTACGATTAATCAAACACCAGTCTTTTGGTTGATTGAAAACCAAGTTCTCTTCCAGTCTCATAGCTTCCGATTCATTGAGGTTCTCGTGTATAAGTTTAACCGAGTACCCACCTTCTTCTTTAACCTTCTCTTTCCATTTCAAAGACCGTTTAGTCTTACTGGTTGCCCTGATAGTTCTACCTTTTCCTACATAGAAAACGGCACCTGATTTTAATCCGATGTGGATATAAACGTAATAATCATTCATAAATTTCAATAGTTTAACATGCCTAGTAAGGAAGTCAATATGAAACCAAATAATTTCAAACCAATGTTAGCAGTTGCTGCTGAAACCTCTCAGGTGAAATTTCCAGTAATGGCATCTGTAAAATTAGACGGCCTCAGAGGGTGCATCTTCGGTGGAATCGCCTACAGTCGTTCTCTGAAGCCCCTACCTAACCTTTGTATCCAACAATGGTGCAAACTCAACCAAGAGGCTCTAGAAGGTCTTGACGGGGAGTTTATCGTAGGTTCTGAAACTGATCCTTTGGTCTTCAGTAAGACCACTTCAGTTGTCATGTCAATTGACAAGGTTCAGGATTTCACCTTCTTTGCTTTTGATATTGTCGATGAAACAAAGACAGCTTTCCTGCGCTATCAGGATCTGTTGCAGAAACAAATCAAGGGTGAACTACCGAAGGAAGTCTGGGGTGTAACTCAGGTTCGTATTGAAAACCCCGAACAACTTGAAGCATTTGAAAAGGATGCTCTTGAACAAGGTTTCGAAGGAACAATGCTGAAGTCCTTGGACGGTAAGTACAAGTTTGGTCGCAGCACTGTTAAGTCTCAGCAACTTCTGAAGCGCAAGCTATTCGTCGATTCTGAGTTTGAGATTGTAGGCTTTGAACCCAAGTACCACAATGCAAATGAACCTGTCGTCAATGAACTGGGTAGGACTTCTCGTAGCACTTCCAAAGAAGGTCTTGTTGCCTTGGATACCCTTGGAGCATTGCTTTGCAAGACAGCTTCAGGTACAATCTTCGGTGTAGGTACAGGCTTTGATGATGCCACCCGAAAAAGTCTCTGGAATCAGCGAGAAAGTCTAACTGGTCAATTGGCTAAGGTGAAGTATTTCGAGGTAGGAATGCAAGATGGAGTCCCAAGGTTCCCTGTATTCATTTCTACAAGGTCCGAACTGGATATGAGTAGTTGATAAAGGAAATCATATGGAACTAAACTTGAACCTTGACATGAACACAGTAGAAAATCAAAAGGTCATTGCTCGTGAAGTAATGAAATCTATGGAAATTATTGACCCTACTTGTATCGTAGCTGGTGGCGCTCCACGAGACTGGTATATGCAGAAACCTGCAAAGGATGTAGATATCTTTGTGAATTCACCTTACTCTTACAGCAACTGTTCAGTCTTGATTGGTCAGTTGAAAGCTCTAGGTATTGAAGCAAAACCGGCTATCTACAACTCTCTTGATGCTAGTATTTATCGTAAGAATCCAGATATTGTAGGTGTACTTGACTTTGAATTCATGCAGGTGAAGTTTCAGGTTATTCTTTGCCACAAGGGCACTTATTCGATGGTTGATAGTTTTCCTTTTGGCATCTGTCAAGCTTGGTGGAAACCTTCTATTTCTGAAGCTATTCGTACTACAAAAGCTTTTGATCGCAGCCTGAAGCACAAAGCTTTAGTTCGTCTGCAAGCAGCTTATGGTAATAATGACTTCTTTGTCAAGAAGATCAAGGAAAAGTTCCCTGATTGGAAATATTATCTAAGTTATGATAAGTTAGCTATGGATCTATTGGATAAATAAAAAACAAGGATCTAGATGGCAAATTATAAGTATCACAAAAGCTGCGATAATTGCGGAAGCAGTGACGGTTGTGCTGTCTATGATGACGGCTCACTGCACTGCTTCGTTTGTTCTTTTACAGTACCAAGTAAAGAATATATTGAAGAGCACAAACCAAAGAATAATCGAACCAGACAAAAGGAAAAAGTTATGGTAGTTGATAAGATTGAAAAAGCAGAGAAAACAAAACCTATTATTACTCAGGAAGAACGCGACAATCTAAAGGAAGTAACAGGAATTGATGGCACAGAATATCGAGGTATTTCAGCAGAAACACATAAGTTCTTCGGAGTACGAACCTTCTTTGATTCCGAAGGTAATCCTGTAGAGCAATACTATCCTTGCACTCAAGACGGTAAGCTAACAGGTTATAAGAAGCGAGAACTACCTAAGAAGTTTGGTGGTAATATCGGTCGTACTGGCAAAGAGTGCGAACTATTTGGTCAGTTTCGATTCCAACAACCTAATAGTAAATACTGTTTAATTGTTGGTGGTGAAGTAGATACTTTATCTGCTTATCAAATGCTGAATGATTATCGCAAGTCCAAGAATCAAGATTTCGATACCGTAGTAGTTAGCCCTACTGTAGGTGAAACAGGATCAGAGAAACAACTTGCACTGCAATATGAATGGTTCAACCAGTTTGAAAAGATCGTTGTAGGGTTCGACAGCGATGAACCGGGTCAAGAAGCTGCTCTAAAGGCTGTACGTGCCCTCCCCAAAGGTAAGGTATTTATTGCTAACTGGACAATGAAAGATCCTAATGAATTCCTGAAGTCAAGTGAAGAACGAACTTTCATCAGTGACTTCTTCAATGCTAAGAAATATGTACCTACAGGTGTTTTAGCTTCTGATCAGTTGTATGATCGAATCCTTTCTCAAAGTGCAGTAGCACGAGTACCCTTCCCTCAGTTCATGTCAGAACTTAATGATTTGTTTGCTGGTGGATTACCTCTAGGTCACATCATTAACGTAGCTGCTGATACCGGATTAGGTAAGACTACACTGGTCAACGAAATGATTTACGACTGGATCTTTACTTCACCTCATAAGGTAGGTGTAGTATCAATGGAACTTGACGCAGGTCAGTATGGTGAAGTTCTATTATCTCGACACCTAAGTCGGAAGCTTGCCTTGATTGGTAACTCAGAAGAAAAGATCAGTTATCTAAAGTCAGAAACAGTAAGGAACAAAGCTGACGATTTATTCACCAATGAAGAAGGTGTAGCTCGATTCTACTTGCTAGATAATCGTGACGGTTCTATTGAAGAGATTCAAGAGACTGTAGAACAACTGGTAATTTCATGTGGTTGTAAGCTGATTGTTCTAGATCCGCTTCAAGACATTCTGGATGGGTTGTCCAACGAAGAACAAGCTGTGTTTATGAAGTGGGCTAAGAGTATGATTAAGAGTCACGGAATTACTTTCGTATTCATTAATCACATGCGTAAAACCCCTGCGGGTCAATCTGGTGCAGATTCAGAACAGAATATCATGGGTAGTTCTACAATCATTAAGTCAGCTTCAGCTAACATCTTACTCAAGCGAGATAAGACTTCGGAAGATCCAATTGAACGCAACACTACATACATCATCGTTACCAAGAATCGTATCTGCGGGTTGACTGGCGATGCTGGTTCTATGTACTATGAAAACGAAACTCATACGCTGTGGAACCGAGATCACTACTTTACAAATGTAGTTGGATGAGGTTAAGAATTCATGTTATAATCCAGAGCTTGTAAAAGAAGGAGAACTATGGAATTCGATTTATCGCATTGGATTTACGACATTGAAACATACCCTAATTGTTTTACTTTTAGTATCCAACGAAGTGATGGTTCAATGCTTAAATGCTTTGAAGTATCTTCTCGTAAGAATGAAATTGGTAAGGTATTCAAGTGCCTGGATTATCTAAATGCTAATAGTCATTGGATGATTGGATTTAACAACAAAGGATTCGACTATCCTGTTCTGCACAAACTAATTGAAATCCGTGACGATCTACCTAAGACTGGTCGTGGGTTAGCTTCTAAGATGTACAGGTTTGCCATGGAGCAGATTGCTTCAGGTAAGGATGGTTTCGCTCATACTGTTCCAATTAACGAAGAATACGTTCGTCAGATTGACTTGTTCAAGATTCATCACTTTGACAATAAAGCCAAGGCTACTTCATTGAAGATGATTGAATTCAACATGCGAAGTGCAAGCATTGAAGACTTGCCTTTTCCTGTTGGTATTGATCTGGAAGAATCGGATATGGATATGGATGTATTGTGTAAGTATAACATGCATGACGTAAAGATGACTCGGGATTTCTACCTTGCGTCTTTACCTGCAATTGTATTCCGCACTCAATTATCAGCTAAGTACGGTATGGACTTCACAAACCATAACGATACTAAGATTGGTAAGGATTACTTCATCATGGAGTTAGAGAAGAATATTCCTGGTTCCTGCTATAAGTACAAGAATGGTAAGCGACAACTAAACCAAACGAAACGTCCTGTGATTAAGATCAAGGATTGTTTGTTTGATTACTACAACTTCAAACGTCCAGAGTTCAAGGCTGTTCTACAATGGTTCTCTGAACAACGTATTTCAGAAACCAAAGGTGTCTTCAGTGATATTGAAGAACACAACCTGGGTGACGTAGCAAAGTATGCAGAGTTAGTAGTTAAGAAGGCTCGATTCAAAGGTAAACCTTCTGACCTTGATCTGAAGAAGTTTAAGAAAGATCACCCTTTGGGTTGGGTTGAAGAAGAAGAACTAAAGGCAATGGAATGGTTATTCGACGAACATGGAGAGCATGTTACCGAGAATGTAGTAGACGATAAAGGTAAGGTAAAAGTTAAGAAGGTTCGTGTACAGAAGAAGTCCTATTGGGGTTGCTGGAGGGAAGCTGAAACACTAAACGTAGTTGTTGATGGGTTTAGGTTTGACTTCGGTACAGGTGGCATTCACGGTAGCTTAACTTCGAAAGTAGCAAAGCAAACCAGCAAGTATTTCATCATTGATGCTGACGTTAGTTCGATGTACCCAAACATCGCAATTAGTAATGACGTTTACCCTGAGCATTTATCTGGTCAGTTTTGTGTAATTTATACAGATGTTTATAACCAACGTAAATCTCACGCAAAGGGTACTGCTGAAAATGGTATGTTAAAACTTGCTTTGAACGGTGTATACGGTGACAGCAATAACAAGTTCAGTCCATTCTTTGATCCTCAGTACACAATGAAGATTACAATCAATGGTCAATTATCACTATGTCTACTGGCAGAACAACTACTAGTTATCCCTGGTCTGAAGTTGATTCAGGTGAATACTGATGGTGTAACTGTAGCTTGCTTACATGAACAACGAAGTGCTTACGAAGAAGTCTGTGTGAAATGGCAGAAGCAAGTTAAGCTTGATCTGGAATATGCCGAGTACTCTAAAATGTTCATTCGTGACGTTAATAATTATATTGCTGTTTATACTAACGGTAAGGTTAAGCGCAAGGGTGCATATCAGTACGAAGACCTTGGTTGGCATCAGAACCAATCAGCTTTGGTTATCCCTAAAGCTGCTGAAGCTTACATGGTGCATGGAACCCCTCTGGAATCCTTTGTAATGAGCCACAAGGATGAGTTTGACTTCATGCTACGCACCAAGGTTCCAAGGTCATCTAAGCTTGTTCTGGTGAAAGCTGATGGTGCAGAAATACAACAGCAGAACATTTGCCGGTACTATCCTAGTACAGATCCTGAGAATTCTGGTAAACTTGTGAAGTTGATGCCAGCTTTGGAAACTTCTGATGACCCTGCTGATCGCAGGTTGTCGATTGACAAAGAGTGGAATGTAAAAATCTGCAACGATATGAAGAACTTTAGCTGGGATTTGGACTATAATTACTACATCGCTGAAGCCAAGAAGCTTTGTATTGAGTGAAACAAAATGAAAGGAACTTAAATGAAACCAACCCTCCTACTAATCCAAGGAAACAAAGTTACTCGCTATGTTGAAGGTAAGAAAGACCAAGAAGCTGAACTTGATTTCAATTCTTCAAACCTTCAGATCAAACGAGACTTGGAATATTTTCGTCGTCGCGGTTTAGATTTTGAGAAGGAAATAGATGAATGATCAGTCTAAAAGTCTTCAAAGATTACCCTCACATTAAGAAATACTTGGAGTACATGCAAGATGTGAATTCCGAAAGTATTGAAAAGATCAAAC